TACACGCCTGTGCCGGGAAGTTTCATCGACTGGATTGCTGACGAAGTGGACGAAGAAGGCAATACCTCTCGCCCCGTAGCAATCCCCACCCTGCACATCATGGCCGGGTTTGAGTCGTGGGTGATCGAATGACTAACCAACAAAAACAACGGCTCAGGAATGTAGGTGGATGGATGATCGAGATTCTATTTTCAGGGGCGGCGGGGGCTGGATTGGTTCTCTTGCTCGTCTACTGGGCAGTCCGTTTGCCCGGATTCTGGCAGGTTTACTTGCAGCGGCTGGCCTCGGGACTGTGACCGTGCAAACTGCGCCACAAATCCTAATTCCGCCTGAGGCGATAGAGCAGGTTGCTGCGCCTGATCGCTGGTACGGCAAACAAGGCAGAGAGAATCGCGAGCGAATTGCTGCACTTGAGACGCAAGGGCGCGAAAGTAGGGATCGAATCGCCGCACTTGAACTGCGCCACGAGCATGACCAAAGAGAGATTGCGGCACTCCGGGCTGCTGTGCGGACTCTCGAGCAAGATCAGGAGCGCGACAAAGAACATCGGCAACGATCTGATGGGCAAGGTGGCGGTTATGCGCGAATCCGCAAGTGCGAGCGTGATGTGGCCGTGATGCAGGAACAGATAAGCGCCCTGCAGAAAAATTGCCGACAGATGCAGGCGGACTATCAATGACTGAAATGTCGCACCAGGAAGTCGCGGTCTACCCGGTCGATAAGGGGCGCAAGGCGAACCCTTGGAACAAACCGAACCCGCGTAACAGCTGGCCCGAGCCGGCATCGCGATGTTCAGAGGGGCATCCGTTGCAGGGTACGGCATATCGCGTGACCTGCGTCCGTTGCGGGTGTTATTGGGAGCGGCAGGAATGACCAACGATACCGGAAGAAATTTGGCCGCACTGCTCGCCGTCGTCGTGCTGGTTATCCTCGCAATCGCGAGTTTGGAAATAATCCGGGTGGCGCTGTCGTGAGCATCCTTCGCCCCAGAACCTGCGTCTGCGCAACCGGCGACAAGCTCGAAGATGCCTGCCGGGATCTGCTGCGGGAGCGTGACGAGATGCGGCGCGAGATGAACGTAGCGCGGGCTGAATTGGATCTGCTGCGGTCACGGAAGTTGTGCAAGGGCAGTGAATGCCAGATCCGCAAAGAACGTGACGAACTGCTCGCAGTAATGAGCGAGCAGGCCATCGAGGACATAGAACTATGAGTCTGGCAATCATTGGCGAATCAGGCTGCACCTTGAGCGGCACCACGATCACGCTGACCGGTACGGCGTTGACCGGCACGGGGATACCGGATCATCAGGACATGACGGCGTTGACTGACGGCGTGACGTACCGATTCACGGCCAGCGACAACACCAACACCAGCACGTTCACTGGGCAGTACAACTCCGCAGCCAGTGGCACGATTACGGGCTGCGTTTTCGCGGCCGAAGTTGGTACCTTGCCGACCTCGCCCTCGACGCTCGATGTGATCTGCATCGGCCCGACGGGCGGCGAACTGGTCGCAGTGCCTTACACTATTACCGGAACGGGGATCACTGGCACGCTTGGCGAATTGTCCCTATGCGATATCAGCGGCATCACGACTGCGGATCTCGCGTACACGCTACCGGCTACGGCTGCGGTCGGGGATGAGTGCGCCGTGAAGGTGACAACCCACGCCCCGGCTACTATCGGCCGCGAATTGGTGATTGAGGCAAACACTGGCGATTCGTTGTGGTTGGCTGGCACACAGTACACAGCCACCGAGGCGACGCGGCTGTTTATCGCAGATGAGACGATGCGTTTTATGTGTCTGGCAGAATCTGCTGGAGTCCTGACTTGGGGATTGTCACATAGCGGAGATGGGCGTATTGCGTCCTCTGGACTGATTTATGACGCAAACAATACGGCACTTGGGGATAATGTCGCACTCGATCCAACAACAACCCCTGCCTTAAATCTCAACGCAAAAGATACCAATTATGATGTCGGAGGCATCGCAGACACCACAAACAAAAGGATTAACCTCCGGCGAGATTGCAAACTCTCGTTGGAAATTTCTTCACTCACCGATTACGACTTTAGCCCCAGCACGGATGATGTGGCCTTTCCTGGAGACTGGGCAATTCGGAATTCCTCAGCGGCTGCCATTGCATCGGGCAAGGTCAACTGGGCGCAGAATGGGCGACTTCAGTTCTTAGTTGGCGTAGTTCGATCTGTGTCGCGCAGTTCCGACGTTTATATTTATCCACGATTTTCTGTAAACATCCCAGCAGGAGCGACTGTTTCCTCGACAAACCTGATGAACGCGTCGGCTGGTGGCTACATTTTCGCGCAGGAGATTCTATGAACACGCCAGCAATATTAGAATTTCTTGGGTTTACCTCGGGTCGTGATTTTTGGGCGGACTCGTCTGCGCCTGGGGTTTATCGGTTCGAATGGTACAGCGACCAACCCCGCCCCACTGATGTAGAAATCGCCGCAGCAGAACTGCCAGCGATGCAGGAACAGGCAAAGGACCGGGCATCGGCCGAACGCAATCGCCGGGTCGACGCGGTATCCGGCGAGACGACTGACCGCTGGCGGTCGCATGTCAGGAGCACGGCTGCTGCTGTTGACCTGACCCTACGCGTGGCACTGGGCACAGCGAGCGAGGATGACGACTCGGCATTGGTCGCGCTCAAGTCCAGCTTGGACGCAGCCGAAGCAATCGAGGCATCGCACGCGGCACTGCTCGCAGAGATCGACGCCTGTACAACGGTGGAGGAGGTCGAAGCAATCGACGTAACCGATCCGACGAGGTGGCCCGCATGAATAGCACAGAACTAGCGCAGAAACTTGCAGCACGACGGGCCGCACGAGCAGCGGCGCAGGCGCAGAAAACGACAGTGGCAGCGATGCCTGCACGGGCACAAGCGAATCAGGCTGCAGCCGCTGCTGCGAACAGTGTCCCATCTCTGCGCGGAGTTGTCGCAGAGCAAGCGCAGCAGATCGAGGCACTGGCCGCTGCCGTGGACGCCCTGCTGAGCGAGTGAAGATCAGCCCATGAGCATCGTCAGCCCATACGCTCGCGCCCTTGGCACAGTCGGGCCGGGTGGCGCTCCGTTTACGGCGCCGTCGACTGGTGGGGATACCACTATATCCTGCACCGTTGGGACGATAGCGGTTTCGGGAATAAACGCCGGGATTGCGCAGCAATGGGAAATTGCTTGTTCCGTTGGGGCGTTAGTTCTTACTCCAACGAATGCAACAGTTGTTCAACAAGGGGCTGTAGAAATTGCTTGTGTTCCGGGGAGTATTACTTGTATCGGTTTTCCGGCGACAATTAGTGCTGATAATGAAATTTCAATTTCTCCTGCAGCTATTGCCCTGTCTCCCGTTGCGGCTACTCTTGCTGTTGAATATTCAAAATCCGTAACTCCAGGTATAATTCGCATAACTGCTTTTCCAAGCACTATTGCTGGCGACGGTGCCTCTACTTGGACTCCGGTTTTTCCGGCAACAAATTCATGGACTCCAGTATCTGGGGTTTCTAATACCTGGGAATCAGTTTAGGAGAGAAAAATGGCTACAGGGGACTTTACTATTTTTGAAGAATTCACGACGGACTTGGGCACCGAGGTTCATAATCTGTCCTCTGATGTTTTGAAATTCGGAATTATAGATAACACAACTCCGCCAACCGCAGCAGATGCTACGCCGACCTGGTCAGATTATTCTGCAAATGAAATCAGTACAGGCGGTGGTTATACGGGGCCGGTTACTCTAACTGATGTAACCTATACTGAAGCTTCAGGTACCGCTACTTTGGCCGGGGATAGTTTTACTATTTCCTCTAATGCTTCCGGGCAAGCTTCAACCACAGCTTGGGGAATTTTGTATAATGAAACGGCCGCCAGCGATCAAGCCATTGGTTTCTTTGAACTTGGAACCATAGATATCACCGCAGGTGATGTTATTATTAAATTTAATAATGTTGCCTCGGGTTCTCCTGGAACAATCTTTACCGTGGCTGTTGTATGAGTTGCGTTGCGTGGTGTAATTATACTGGAGAACTTCGGCCAACAAAGGAGCCGGGGTCTAGTCTAGTTCAATGGGAGATTGTTTTGGCCACCTTTTCTAACTGGTTCCGAAACGAGTTGCTTGGAATTTTTGAAGGCGAAACGCCGACAATTCCTACGCAATTTTATATTGCCTGTAACACCACGGCGTCGACGGCGGCAGCTCAGGGAACAGAACTCACCGGAGATAATTATTCTCGCAGTTCCATAACTTTCGAACGAGTTAGTGATATCCAACGCTGGAATCCGGCAGATATTTATTCTCCAATAGCTACGGCGGATTGGGATGAGATTTTATCCTTTTCCTTGCATGACGCACCTACGGGGGGAAATTATTATGCTTTTGGCAACACAGGCGCCCCGGTTAGCATAGTTTCTGGAAAGGCTGTGCTTTGGCCAGCTAATGGTGTTGTGGTAGGTCTTGGGTCCCTCTGATGACTAAACCGCGATTTACTGCTGAACCTATTCCGGAAATTGATGACCCGACTCTTCGGGCTTATCTTGAGCGGCATTTTAATCGCCTTGATGATTATTGGCCCCAGGATTTGGAAAACCGGTTGGCAATGCTTGAGCGCCAATGGCCTTACCTCAGTGGTTCGTGGCCAATAGTTGATGGTTCCTATGTGTATTTTCGAGATGTAGTTCCGTCTTACCCCGCAACGGCTTGTATAAAGTCTACTTGGGAATTCGAAAGAACTATGGTGTCTCCACGAGATTCAGACTATAATGGCAGTGTTTCTCTTGCTCGAAATGGAACATATGTTATTGTAGGTTCTGGAGGATCTAATCGTCGAATCACAGTTCTTAGTCCGGACATAACTGATCCTGGTGGCGGTTGGATAGAACTTGTTGAATTAACAGTTCCGAATGAAGATCAATATGAAGGATATGGTTATTCTCTTTCTCATAGTTCTACTGCCTTTAGACTTGCCGTAGGGGCGCCATATTCGGATCAAAATGGAATAAATACTGGAACGGTTCATATCTATACCTGGACAGAAGATCCTGAATTAGGTATTGTTGGCTTTACCAAACAGCAAACTATTCAAGAAGCCGGCGCGGTAAGTCGAGGACAATTTGGACATTCAGTGGAAATTTCCGAAGACGGTTCGGTTCTTGCTGTAGGCGCGCCTGGAACAGATTATAGTCAAAATACTCAGCGTGTTTATATCTATGATTGGAATGGCAGTTCGTATACGTATAGAAATACGATTGAAGAGGTAAATGCTGATACCGGATTTGGTTTTGCCCTAGCGCTTACAAATGATGGAACTAAGCTCGCTATTGGCGATGCCAGTCACGGCGTAGGGGCAACCGGGGAAGTAACTGTTTGGGAAGATTCTGGTGGCGTTTTCACCAAGCAACAAACTATTGAGCGAATTGATTTTGCTGCAGAAGATATTGACGGCGAGTGGTTTGACTCAAATACTTCCTATTTTGGCGGTGATGTAGCTTTTAGTGAGGATGGATATAGTCTCTTTATTTATTCTGGTCAATTTACCCATGGAAGTCCTCGGGCGCCGAAAGGGGCTACGTTTATCTATGGAATGAATTTTGAAACTTGGGACTATGAGTATTGTAATTACGTTCCTCATTTAGAAACGGCAGAAGGCGGTGGGTATAGTGGAATGGATGTGGTGTATGAAGGTGTAAGTGGTATTGTTGCCATGACTACTATTCCTTATCAATTTGGCACTCTCAACCGCGGCGCCGTCTCTTTCTTTACCTAAGGGTTAATTAAATGACTGTTGAATCCGCTACATATATTGATGACTTGGTTCCGGCTAATACAAGCTCTACTACCGATCCTGCCGAAGGTGGAGATCAGATTGCTCTGATTAAAACAGTTCTTCAAAGTACGATTAATCTGGATGCTCAAGTAACCGCCACGGCTGCGGAGTTGAACTATTTGGATATCACGACTCTTGGAACGGGTGAGGCTTCTAAGGCTTTAACTGCGGATGCTTTGAGTAATGTTGATGCAGGAACTCTCACGTGGACGAATTTGGGAACCATAACAACTGCGGTTATTAATGGAGGAACGATTACCGGAATAACAGATCTAGCCGTAGCAGATGGCGGGACCGGGGCGAGCACAGCCTCGGCGGCGCGGACGAATCTGGGCATTGTTCTGGGAACTGATGTTCAAGCTTATGATGCCGATCTCGCGGCCATTGCCGGGTTAACTTCGGCTGCAGATAAGATGATCCGGTATACTGGGTCAGGTACCGCGGAATTGGTAGATTCTAGCTCTTTCACAAACACCATTCTCACACATGAAATTGCTGATATTTCCACCGCAGAGACAGTTTATATCCCTGTCCCTGTAACAGGAACCGTGGTTCGAGTGGATACTTGTTTACAAGGAGCTATTACCGTGGCCGATGCTACGGTTATTCTAACCCAATCTGATGATTCGGTTATGGCAAGTATTACGGTTGCTTTTTCCGGTTCTGCGGCAGGAGACATTGATTCGGATACTTCAATTAGTAATGCTTCTGTAACTGCCGGCGATTATCTTAAGCTTGCTACAAACGGAAACTCAACTACCGCGGCTAAACTTCTTGTCTCTCTTGTAATTCAATCGAGTGTTAGCTAATGCCCTCACTTGCTGTTTCTAAAGCTGGGTCAATCGGATTAGTTAAGGATCGGGAGGATCATACTCTTCCGCCGGAAGCTTGGTCTGAATTAAAAAACATGCGTTGTGTGGATAAGTCTATTAAGGCTTTCTCTGGGCATACGGAGTTAGCTTCGATCACCGGCGCCCCACAAACTTTAACAGCTGTTCGCTCTGGGCTTCAGACTTATTTTGTCTATGCTGATGATACGCAAATCCATAGCTTTTCCGCCGGAACGGAAACAGATATTAGTGGATATGGGTATACTTCCGCTGGGCGCTGGGATTCAACTATTCTTGGCGGCGTAGCGGTTTTAAATAATGGATATGATAATCCCCAATATTGGGGTGGAGCTGGATTAGCCCAGGATCTTCCCTATGATTCCACGGATGAATCTAATACTTGCTATTGGAAAGATATTCCAATGACAGCAAGGTTGATTCGATCCTTTAAGTATCATTTGTTTGCCATGGATATTACTGAGCCATGCATGGGTCGGAATCGACGCCGAGTGTGGTGGAGTCATCCAGCGGAACCTGGGACAGTGCCGATTACTTGGGATATTAATAATGCAGACTTTGATGCCCGCGATACGGAACTTACGGAAACTTCAGGCTATATTCTGGATGCCTTGCAACTCAAGGACTCATTGCAAATCTATCTCACCGATGCGATATATTCTGTAACTTTCACTGGCCGGCAAGATCGTCAAGTTTTTAACTTTCGCAACGTTACTACTTCTAAGGGGATTTATTCTCGTAATTGTGTTTGCGATGTTGGGGGTAAGCATTTCCTCGTAAGTGATGGGGATATATACCTCTACGATGGCACGAATTTCATTTCAATTGCTGACGAACGAGTTAAGGAAACCTTTTTTGATAATGTAAATAGAACAACTTATGATAAGGTTTTTTGTGCCTTTTATCATAAAACTCAGGAAGTTTGGCTTTGTTACCCAGAAGCGGGAAATTTAGATTGTAATAAAGCTTTGGTTTTTAATGTTGAAGATAACACCTGGAGCCAAAGAGATATCCCTGACTCTCGTTGCGCAGTGTTTGCGGTAGTCGATCGGAGTTCAAGTTATACCTGGGCTACCTTACCGTATGCTACTTGGGGAGATTGGGGCACGACGCCCGCGGTTCCTCAGTGGACCCGTTGGGGGGAACCGTTAGAAACCGCTCCGATATTTGACTCCCTTATCCTTGGCGGAGATGAAAAACTTTGGGAAATGGATTCAGGAAATCAAGCTAATGGCTCTAATCTTGAATGCTATGCTCGGCGTACGGGAGTTGATCTTGGCGATAAAGCGGACTGGCATATGGTTACTACGGTTTATCCTAAAGCCTCTGGTGATGCCTTTCAAGTTCGTTTGGGAACTTTAAACATTTTAGATGGATCTTATTCCTGGGGTTCGTATCAAACTTTCACACCCGGAACAGATTATAAACTTAATTTTCGAACCACAGGTCGGCTTCATGCGATTGAGTTTTACTCTAATGCCGATGTGAGTTGGACCCTTGAAGGTTTTGAAGTTGATTTTGCTCCAGTGGGGAGGCGATAATGACTACTGATGAAATGATTGAAAGTTTGCAATCTTTGCTGGGCGATATCGGCACGGTTATGGACTCAACGCTGCTAACCGAACTTAAGCTTGCACAAATTAAGGCTGAACGAAGCCCGGAACTTCCATGGTTTCTTTTCCTCGAAGAAACCACAACTACGACAATTGATGAACCTCGAGTAGAGCTTCCAACAGGGTTTTTGAGGGAGACGGAGGAGAGTCATTATTTTGTGGTGACAACTACGGGGGAATATATAGCATTAAAAAAAGAAGACCTCGCTACCCTTCGCAGCAAATACGAAGATGAAGAAAGCGGGCTTCCTGAATATTATGCCATTCTTGGCAGCTATCTTTGGTGCTATCCAAAACCGGATGCAGAATATACTGTATCCATGCATTATGCCAGTAAGGATTCAACCCTAGCCACGGGCGATTCTGGTAATCTTTGGAGTACTTATTATCCCGACCTTCTTATCGGCCTTGCCGGGCAAAGTGCCTGTACCGCATTTCGAGCCTTGGATATTAAACCTCGATTCGATGAAATGGCGGCCTTGGCTGCTCAGCAAATCATAACGGATAACGTAGCAAGGGAAATGACAAATCGGGAGGATAGCTATGGGGGCGGCTGAAGAAATTTTATACCCCGTTCCAAGCTCTCAACTTGATCTTGTTTGGGATCAGGTAGAAGACCTACTTATCCCTGCGCTAAATAAAACTGGTGGGATAAAAAATTATCTTCCTGAAGATATTCTTAAATTCTTGCAAGCCAAAGATATGCAATGCTGGGTTTTACTAAAACAAACCACAGTTTTAGCATTTATTATCACTGAGATACTAACTTATCCACGTCGGAAAGTTTTGAATATTTTTGCAGGGGGCGCAAAAAAAGGTCTTCTGAGTAAGGATTTTAAAACCGGTCTTAAAATGCACAAGACTTTATGGCAGTTTGCACGAAAATATAATTGTGAGGCTATTCAGACTCAAGGTCGTGCTGGTTGGGCGCGAGTAACGCGGCCGTCTCGTCAATGGGCTCTGTATGAGTGGGAGATTTTAAATGAAAATATACACTAAGCTCGTTCTTGATTGGGACGGAAATGTTTTAGAGGAAGAATCTTTTCAATATACCGGGAAGGTTCTTCATCTTTTGGAAGGAGGCGGGGGAGGTACTACTACTAATACGGTTCAAAAAGCAGACCCTTGGAAAGAACAAGAACCGTATCTTATAGATATCTTTGAACAAGCCAAAGCTCTTAATGAAACTCCTGGGCCGAATCTTTATCCTGGGCAAACTATCGCCCAATTCACTCCAGAAGAACGATATGCTCAAGCGTATGCTACTAGCGCTGCGATGAATCAACAGCAGCCCCTGGCCCAAGATGCCACGGCTGCAAATAGATTCTTGACTTCTGATGTTTTACGGGCAGATTCAAATCCTTATATGGCCGATTATGCTCGTGGAGCTATTAGCCCGGTTATGGAGGCATTAACTGAACAAGCTCTTCCGGCCGTTAGAAGTGGGGCAATTGCTTCTGGACAATTTGGGGGTGCCGGTCAACGCATTGGCGAAACTATGGCGATTGATCGAGCATCACAAAATGCTTTGAATACAACTTCCCAGATGTATTCGGATATGTATGGCAGGAATCTTGAGGCCATGCAGAAAGGTTTGGCGCTTGCTCCAGGTACCGCCCAACTTGCAACAACGCCAGCGCAAACTATGGGCGCCGTCGGGGGGCAGATTCGATCTTATGAACAAGCCCTTCTTGACGATGAAGCTCGGAGATATGAATACGAACAACAGCTTCCGTATAATAAACTCGCGGCTTATCAGAATTTAGTCCAGGGTCAATATGGCGGCACCGGAACAGCAAGTTCAACAGGTGTTAATTCTTCTAGCATGGCCGGAAATCTACTTGGCGCCGCTGGAACAGGGCTTTCAACATATGGCGGGATGATGGCGCTTGGTGGGCCTATGGCAGCTGCTGCGCCATGGGCTGCGGGTGGCCTTGCCTTGCTTTCTCTCTTCAGTTAAGGAGACTTTAAATGTTTGATCCTGCGCTTCTTCGTCAGGCTTTGATGAATCCGCAAATGATGGACCAAGCGGCTACTCAACTCGCTGGAATGAATATTCCCCCTCCGGCTCCGGGAACTTTTAAGCAATCAGTTAATTCTGCAATGCTTGAGGCAAACGCGCCCATGGTTCCAGGGGAAGTTAATAATGCTCCTGGACCTATGACTGGGGGAGGGATGACTCCTTCGCTCGGAGCTTTGCTTCAACCATCAACTCCAATGCCTAATGTTACGGCAACACCTCCGGCCAATGTTGTGAACATGCCGCAAGAGGATGTGCTTTTTGGTTCTACGGGGAGTTATCTAAATCCTGGCCCACAAGCGGCGGGAATGAACCCTGGGGCCTTAGGCGATGCTCTGCAATATCTTAACACTTCCTCTAACGCCAAGACTCCTACGCCGCAGGCGTCGACGTATTTTAATCCCCCAGTAACTGGCCAAGCGCAACTTGCTCCAGGTTTGAAACCCCCACAGCCTGTTCCAGTTGGTATGCAACTTATGCCTCCAACTTTGGGGCAACTTCTTGGGAGATAAATCATGGCCGATCTAAATTCCATTATGTCCGGGGTTGCGGGGTATAATCCCTCGCAATCTAATTCCGCTCCGGCTCCGAATGTGCCTCAACCGCAGGCCCCGATTCCTTCGGCAAACCAGCAAGATTCGGGATTTCAACAGCGGAAACAAGGCTGGCTTTCTGCGTTACAGGAAATGGCGAGTGACCCGGAAAATGCCGCGATGCTTCTGCAATTCGGGACTAGTCTGGCTTCAAGTCAAGGTAATCCGGCGAGTAGAATTAGCGGCGCCATGGCCGAAGCTGCAGCTATGAAAGGCCGGATGAGTAAAGGGCGAGAGGATAAAGAGGCAAAAAGAAGGGCGGAGGAACGGGAACAAAGCAGTCTCGATAATGCTACTCGTGGCCGAGATATGGAAGCGCAAAGATTGCAATGGGAGAAGGAAAAGTTCCAGGCGCAGCAGAAATGGCAACAGGAAGAATTGAAGTTTCAGCGTGAAAGGCTTCGCCAAGCAAAGGCTGGAGGCAGTGGAGGTCCTGGGGCAGATAATGTTGCCTTGCGCCAAGAGGCTGCGAATAGGCGTTATGCCGCCGCGATTCGGACGCAATCTCCCTGGATGTCAGAAGAAGATGCGATGACAGAGGTTGAATATCGAAGCCGGACGCAGAGCCGGGATGAGTGGGTTAATGCTCGCGTGGAAATGGCGAGGAAAGCGCATGGCGATGTGCTGAAAAACCCATATGGTGATGGGGCTTCTATTGGTCCGTTTGATGTCAATGCTGCGATTACGGACGCGCAAAAGGAATATGATGCGCAGTTGAAAGCAAGGTATCAGCGACAGGAAGCGGCGCCGGAAGGGGCAACTCCAGGAGCGGCAACCACTGGCTATACTCCAGAATCCATTGCTCAATTCAAATCTGCTTGGTCGCAGATGTCTGCAGAGGCCCAACAAAAAGTTCTTCAGCGCGCAACGACGGATTCTAAAATAGCTGATATGCTCCAAGCCGCTGGAATATCAATTGATGGTACTAGTGCAACGGGTGGATTTTAAGGAATAGTTATGGCTAATCCTCTTGCTGAATTTGGTCTTCCGGAGTTGGTGCCTCTTCGTGGTGAGGAGCCGAAACAAACTAAGCCCGTGGAATCGAATCCATTGGCGGAGTTTGGTTTGCCTCCCTTGGTGCCAATGGCTGCGCAGGGGCAAGAGGAAACTATAGATCCTTCGATGCAAGAGCCAAAGCAGCCAAAAGTAGAAGGTTCAATTGCAGGGGATATGACCCGGCTCTACGGCGTCGGCTCAAACCGTTTGCTTTCTAATATCGGAACCATAGCGGGATATTTGCCCGGAGTAGATGCTGAGAATGCCCTGACCCGTATAGGGGAGCAGGGTGCCGAGTATTGGCAAGAGGGAATTTCGGATGAATATAAGACTCGGCAAAGGGAGATGCAAGAACGAGTCAAAGCCGTAGATGGCGAATGGAGTCAACTCGGCGCGACGTATTGGGAATATTTAAATGATGGCTATCTCCTTGCCGGGGCCATTATGGAATCAGCTCCCTCTATGGTTGTCGGTGGAGGGGCCGGGCGTCTTGTTGCCGGAGTTTCTAAATCCATTGCCCTTGGAACCGGGGTGGCCGTGGGAACTGGAGCAGGACTCCAAGGTGCCGATGTTGCTGGGGAAGCGTATAAGGATTTGCTTAAACTTCCTGACAAACTTTGGAATCAAAATCCGGAGTTTCAGGAACTTTCCAAAACCGTTGGAGCCGAAGAAGCTAAGAAGCAAATTGCCGAGAAGCTTTCCCAACAAGCCGGCGCCGCGGCCGGTGGAATTTCTGTCGGAGCGCAATTCCTTCCCTTTGGGCGTGTATTTGAAAAGGCCATGGTTGGGGGAAAGACGGCTGGGGGTAAAATAGTAGCCGGAGCGAAAGGCCTTGCTGGGGAAACCTTGTCTGAAGGATTAGAGGAAGGCGGTGGAAAAGTCGCTGGCAACCTCGCCGTCGGGCAGGTTGATCCGAACCAAGCAGCCTTTGAAGGCGCTGGCCAAGCGGCTGGTGCAGGCGCCGCCGTGGGTGGGGTCGTTGGCGGGGGATCTGGTGTTCTTTCCGCTGATCCGACTCTAACCCCTGAAGCTATTCGCGAGGAACAAGATCGACGCCTTGAACTCTTTCGCCAAGAATTGGATAAGAAAAAGCTCGAAGAAGAACCGATCACCCCCATGCCGGAGTTGGAAAAGACCCCGGATATGGAGGATGATTATTTCAATTACATAGTAGAGGAGGAACGAAAAGCGAATGAAACAATTGCCCGACTGGCGAATGATGAAGTCTTAGAGGATATATTCCTTCAAGACGAGGATAGCGTTGGCTCCAGGATCATGGAAGAGCGCCGGGGGCTGGATGATAGTTATAAAAATATAGGAGACTTTGGACAGGAAACTTTGTTCTCCTACCCGACGCCTCGTGCCATGCGAAACGCCGCGGCGAATCCGGAGATGCAGAAGGCTCTTGTTGAAGGAATTCTTGCCTCCGACGGCGCTAAGATGGCGAATGGTGTTCCGAAGCTTTGGGCTATAGAAACCGCTCAGCTTATTACTCGCGGAGATTTGCAAGGGGCTTTTGGGCGGCTGCAAAGTGAGATTCGAACCAGTCGGGCTAAGGATGAAGCTAAGGTAAGAAACACTCTTCGCGAAATGGCCGGTGCTGTTGGCGAAACTGTAGCCGCCACGGGGTTATCTGAGCTTCCGCTTGGAGAATCTAAGATCCTGGGTTTTGGCTATGAAACTAACTTTATGTCCAAGACGGATAAACAAAACCGTCGGATAGAAGCTAAGAGACTCCAAGTAGCCAAACTTGTTGCGGATAATTTTCTTCAACGATATGCGCCAAATACGCGCTTGGCAATCCTTCCCCATGCTTCGCAAACGGCTCCGGGAAGTCAGAAGAATTTCGGAGAAGTAAGTTTCGTCGACGCGCAGAATTTTGATGGAACTACGGAAAGAGTTTTTTCAATATATCTAAACAACGAACGCATAGCAGAACGAGCAAAGGATTATAACCTATCCGAAGATGCAGCTATTGCTGAGGTAATGCACCATGAACTCGGGCATTTGCTTAGCTTTAGTGAATTCAAACGCGCGGATAAATTGACGCAGATTGCAATCCTGAACGATTATCGCCGGTGGTTAAGGGATCGAAACTGGGATGAATCTTCTGCTGAGTTTCTCTCCTCTTGGCGTGCGCCATTTATGCTAGAAGGTTTAGCTTATGGCTCGGATCAAACTCATAAGGCTAAAACACATTTTGGCCCTGGAATAGATTATTGGTATTCCTTTAACGAGTTCATTGCTGAAAGCGTGGCGAAGTCCATGTACAAGCAAGGGCCGATGCAGAGCGAAATTGCCAAACCGTTTTATCAAAAGATCTGGAACCAGATGGTTCAGATGTATGAGAACTTGGTTAAAAAATGGCCGGAGCTTAAGAAGACTTACCCCGGCGTCGACGCGTGGTTAGATTCACTGCGTTTTCGAAACGAGCGCCTGCGCCTTGAAATGCAAGACATGGCGAAGACTGAAAAGACCCTGGGGTCTAAGGCTCTTATCGTCGGCGATGAGAAGATGCTGGAGCAAACCGCAAACCGCATCACGGCGGCAGCTAAGATTCCGAAGAAGTCTCCGACGGCGAAAACTATTCGAAGTGTTCTCGGGCATATCCCTAAATATCGCGCGCATATGAAGCAAATCTATACCATTCCGCAATTGGAAAGGGAGTTTAAAAATATTCCCGGAATGGTGACAACGGTTGAGGGGATTCGAAACTGGTGGGCGGCGAAAGGAACTTGGGTCAGCCGGGCTGTGGATACGCTGGAATATGCCTATCAACTGATCGAACGGGATAAGCAGAAACTTAAAGCATTTGAGCAATTTGCCTTTATGATGACTCTGCAATCGGATAAATTGCAGAGGAAGAATAATCCTAGCGAAACGCAAAAGCTAATTCAGCAAAGTAGAATCAGCCCCGAAGGGCTTGATGTTTGGAAAAGGATGGAGAAGGATTTCTCTGATGCCTTGAATAAATTGTTTGAAGTGTTGATTAAGGATGCGCAAAAAGCCCTAGCCAATGATCCCGTGGCTTATAAGATGCGAGAGGCGGCTTTGCTTAAGCAGAAAAAAGAAATGCTTAATCGGGATTATTTTCCTCTTATGCGATTTGGGAGATATTATACTAAAGTCAAGGCTGAGAAACCAGTCACCGTTGATGGGCGGGAGTTTAAAACCGGAGAGATAGTTTGGTTCGGAACGAATGAGAATAAGAAAAAACAAGCAAGCGAATGGGCGTGGATTCAGAAGAATTTTAGTTCAAGTGATTTTGATATTTCTTCCGGTTACTTGGATGAAACCGAGGGCGGGATTAATCAGATGCCAGATATTATTCTGGATAAGATTGCCGAGATGTCGATAGAAGAAGCTAAAGTTCTGAAACCTGACGCGTCGCCCGAGGAACTAGCAACCTTTATCACGAATGTTAATCGAGGGATTCAAAACGTTAAGCTTGAGTATTCTCCTGGATCTAGTTTCAAAAAGCGTTTGACAAGGAGGAAAGGAACCCCTGGATTTTCCTCCGATGCCCTGCGATCCTATGCTGCGTTTATGCAGAACTTTGGGAACTTTATTGCTCGGGCCGAACACCGGCATCAGATTCTTGATGGCCTGGATCAGATGAGGGATTTTAATGGGCACGCGAAAAGGAAACTTGGCCCGGATGAATCGGTTAGGCTGGATAAACTGCGGCAATATTTGGCGGATCATTATGAGTATCTGATGACCCCGCAGAATGAGTGGGCGAATATTCGCTCTGCCGTTACAATTTGGTATCTTGGGTTTGTTCCTCGAAGTGCGTTTGTTAACCTGACCCAGCCGTTCATCGCTACGCAGCCTTGGTTAGAGGAAAGATATGGGTTTACTCAAAGCATTGCCCAAATGGCTAAGGCGACTAAGGATCTTCGCGCGGCGTGGACAAGAGGGAAGAAAGGTTCCGTCGAAGCGGATCTGGTCGAGGCCTTAGAAAAAGGATACGAGGCAGAGTTTCTAGAAGAAAGCCTGGCTTCTGAACTCGGCGGTTATGCCGAGGGATCTAATCTTCAGCGCATTCTCCCGGATTGGTTGCCGGGAGGAAAAGATGCCGGGGTTAATAGAAATATCCGACAATGGCAACGCTGGTCCATGGCCATGTTCCAGGGGGCGGAGAGAGTTAACCGCTTGACAACATTCATGGCGTCGTATCGGCTGCATAGGAATAAACTCCTTGGTGACCAGAAGCTTGCTGATCTTGCCCCTACAGATGCCGAGCGGATTAAACAAGAAGCCTTTGTTCTTGCCCGAGAAGCTGTGGAAATAACTCAGGGAGAATATGCTCGCTGGGCTCGGCCAAATCTTATGAAAGGAAAAGCTTCGATTCTTTTTCTTTTCAAGCTTTATCAGCAACACATGGGTTATCTTGTTCTTAAGGATCCCGCTGGTCGACGCGTGATGAGGAATATGTTTGCTCTTGGCGGAATCCTTGGACTTCCTTTTGCCCAGAATGTAATTGATATCATGCAATTCTTTTTGCAAGCAATGGAGGGCGATGATGAGAAAGTCGATGTTAAGAAAGAAATGCGCCTTGCGGCAGAGGAAACCTTTGGCGCCATCGACGGCGCTCCGGATTTGATTCTCCGTGGAGCAAGTCATAATGGTTTTGGCGCGTTGTTCCCGTTTGATCTGCATATGTCTCTATCCCTAGGAACGATGGTCCCCGGTACGGAAGCCTTGAATCGGAGCAACATAATGTCCGATACCTATTCAACGGCCGGGCATATGTTGGAGGCAGCCGGGGGGCCGGTGGCGTCGTTGTTTTTCAACGCATGGAAAGCTGCCGGATCGGATGAGGGCGATCAATGGAAACGGTGGGAACGGACCATGCCTGCGGCGTTAAAAGCCGTGTCACGGGCCACACGAACGGCCGTGACGGGCGAAGAAATCGACGCATACAATCTAGCCACGTTAGCCGAATATGACGCCCAAGATCCGATGAGTTTATATGAAATCGGGGGAATGGCTGGAGGTTTCACGCCGGTTGAACTAACCCGGAAACAGGAAATGCGGTGGGAAGCTAAGCAGACTGCTCGGTTCTATCAAGCTCGGAGGGCTAAGCTTTACTCGCAATATTATGTTGCTAGAGTTACTAAGGATCGCGAAGGGATTGCTGATGTTCGAAAGGCAATTGATGAATATAATAAGAATCGACCTGAGGGAGTTCGAGGGATCGGGCCAGAGGATCTTTCGAAAAGTTTCAAGAGCCGATATGTGAAAATGCGGCGGACGGAAATGGGCTTGGCGCCGACGAAAGGGGAGCAAAGAATCTATTCCGATATTATGGAATCTTATCCAGACTGGACCTGGGAAGAGCCTTCGCGCTGAGCCCGCTGGCGGAGAAGGTAATCGGCGTCGACGAGGATAATCCTTCCGGCCTTTTGAATCTGGGTTACGAGTTTGGCTTCAAGGCATCCTCGTAATCCGCGCTCAATTTCATCGACTCCATAGGTTGATCTTAGGGTTTGGAACAGCGCCGGTTTGTCTATGGCGCTGTTTTCCCTCACTATTCTGTAAACATCTTCGCTGATCTTTGCCTCTGCACTTCGGCCGATGAGGCTGAAGACTTTGGGCATATTGGATTCAAGAAGACTGACATGTTCATTAGCCTCGATCAGATCTTCCCTTCGGATTTCTAATTCATTTCTTTTTGCCGCGGCGAGGACAAGAGCTAGTTTGTGGATATGAGTTTGCTTCCTCGCCATGTATCCGCCGAATCGGGCTTGATCGAATTTCCCCGCCTTGGTTTCCTCATAATGTTTTTCATACCATTCGGTGCCCCAGGTTAATGCCTCGGGGGTTATTTTATATTCCCCGGCAAGTTGGCTGATGATTTCTAAATCATGGATGAGATTATGCTGCAGGGTTTTGAAATCCTTTGGCACTGACGCGCCGGGATAGGCGACGAGATGGCGCTTTTCCTCAGCATAGACTAAAACGCAGCGGGAGGTAAAGCCTCCGCCGATCATGTATTCGGGGAAGTTTCCAGCAATCCATGACGGCGTCGTGCAAGCGATCATGTTAATCCAAGGGTTGACAATGGAATCACTGCCCTGGGTTTTGGTTCGCTTCTCCCATACTCCGATTTGCCCGTCCCAAAGAGAGACCATTACATCCACCATCTCGCGGTCGTGAGGATTTAGAAAGGTTCCGAATTCGGAAGAGGCAATGGTGATGCAACTCATGGGGTGGAATTGATCTCCGATGAGGACATCTTTAGAAGCCTCGGCAAGGCTTTCCGTCAGGGCTTGCCATGTCACGGCGTCAGGGCCAAATACGACATCATCTATTTCTCGAAGAAGCTTCATGCCGATGGAGATTGTCGTTGATTTTGAAACAATTCCTGGCGGCGCGACGAGGACAATGTACATATTTGGAGTCCACTGGAAATACGCCATATCAATCCAAACTCGGCGGCGAAGAGCCCCGGCGATTGTGGAAACCGCGGTCCAGAAATGAAAGCTCTCCGGGGCTTCGGAAGTGGAGGAATAGGATAAATAGGAATCTATCCAGTTTTTTAATTTGCGTGGCATATGGGGGTCTCCAATTAAAGGGTGCGGAATATGGTTAAATATTCGTCGCCCTTAAACCTTCCCCTCCCTCCACCACAGCCTTCCAATCCATTTCCTTACACTCTCCCCAAGAAGATTCACTAACCTTAAGCCCGACCGGGATGGTCAGGGGATCAGGATATGGAATTGTTATGTGAAGAGCCTGGTAGATTTCCTTCAACCTGAAATTAAACAAGGCCTTTTTTATCTGCCAAACAACGGAGTCGTGGACTTGGAGTAAAATATCCACGGCCGGTACGTTGTGGTATAGGTTTTTAATCCCTTGATTAGTTACAATCGCAACTGTGGATTGTGGAATCCAGGCTAAGGCTTCTGGTAACACAGCGTCGATTCGATCGAAATAATAACGTCTGAATCCAAAGGGATTCCGGACACTTCGGCTCGCGCGTAGACTCGCCTCGACACTGTCGTGCCAATCTGATATACCTGGGTGAGCTGCGAACCATCGGGATTGAAAATACTCGGCTTCTTTAATAGTGATTCCCAGTGCTCGCGCAAGAGTTCTTGGAGAAGCGTAGTAGTTAGTTGCATGGACTCCAGCCTTGGCGAGTGGTCGTTTTTCTTTTGCAGCTCGCTCTCCAAAAATGTCCTTTGCGTTTTCCAGGTGAATGTCAGCTCCTTCACGGAGTTTGGATTTAAGATCATCGTCATTGGCCTCCCATACTACAACTTGCAAATCGGCGCGATCAAGGTCAGTATCGCAGATAATATATCCTGGATCAGGGATAAATAATTTACGAATATTCGGAAGTCTGGCAGTCACGGTTCAAGATCTCCCGGCAACGGTTGAAGAGGCTGATGGTATCATGATGCAGGGCCATGCGCTCGGGAGTGGCTTGGCCGGTTTTATAAAGCCGCTGGGTATTGGATTCGATCATGGTCAGATATCCACTAAGAAGTTCTTGTTGCTCTTCGCAGGTCATCAGTCGTCTCCAGTTGGAATGTTTTGTAGATTACCTCCCATTCCGAATGAATCGGATTTAGAGTTCAGGCGGAAGGTTTCCGTTCCTACGGGGTTGTAGGAGGTCCGCCATCTTCTATCCCGGTCCATGGGCATGAGGAGGAAGGTTGTTAGAAAGACTCCGAGGGATCGGTAGTCAAGAATAAGGGAAAATAAGGGAGCAAAGATTGGCTCCTTTTTCATCAAGGCGGCGAGGGCCGCTTCGTCGGTCGTCGGGCGCTTGGTTTTTTTATGATATTGGGTCGGGAGGTGGAGGTGTTGGTAGAGAAGTTTCACCATCTGGGTTGGGGAACGATACCAGGGTTTTGCAGTTTTAGTCTTGGCGAGTTCAAGATCCGGGAAGGCCTCGGCTTGGACTTGTTGGAAAAAGGTTTCCAAATCGGCTTGCTGGTCGAGGACCAAGGGAAGGTATTCTTGCCTCCGCTTTTCATGCAATCGAACGCCTTTCATAATCATTGCCATCAATGGGCGGAAGAGATCTCGCTCGAATTCCCAAGGTTGCCAAAGATTCTGAGATCTAAGGGTTTGTTCAATCGGCTCGCGTAGAGCCCACGTGGCGCAGCAATCTTTGCAGTTATATTCCCAGCGCTTATTGTCATCGGCCTCGGCCTCGGCTTCGGCAGTGTCGTCCTTCCAATAGCGATGCCATGGGAGATAAATGGATGAAAGATAATCTAGGCTTTTTGGTGTACCTGGATAGGCGACGGCGTGAGCGACCATGGTGTCGAATTCAGGGATTGGAAAGATGCCCCAGATGCGAGCGATATATTGAGCATCATAATACCAGTTTTGCCCAATGAGCTTTGTTCGAGGATGAAGAAAGATTTCCCTGAGAAAAAGAACAATCTCAGCCTCTTGCTCCTCGGTCCAGAGGAAGGAATAATCTGAGGCGCGGAAAAAGGGGATACAAATGGCCTCGGTTTCGGACCATGCCAGGCCGATACAGTCGACAAAGGTTCGTTCTCGGGTTTCAATATCCGCGGCGATCCAAGAGAGTTTATCTTGATCCAAGGATCGTTTGAGAAGATAAAGTTGAATCATAACGGAGCGGAAGGAGGTAGATATCTTCCAGTCCCATTCAGGTTCCTTAGGTTTTGGTTCCTTTGCTTTGGAAATATCATAACAAGCAACCGGCCGCCAATCCCAAGAGCGCATGATGCCTAGGGGATTATAAGTAGCTATGACTCGGATATCAGGATCATAAGGTTGCTCCCAAGCCGGGTTAAGGGTAAGCGCACTTCCTCGCCATTTAGTTATCCCCCACTCGGAGGTCAGCGCCCATAATGCCGTGTTGCCAAGAGCAATGATTATTTCCGGCTGGGTTTTTGCCACCTCGATGGCGAGTTCTTTAAGCCCCTGGCGAAGGGCTTGGTTTGGGTATTTTCCTCCAAGAGGAAGAAAGCCATTCTTTGTTGCCTCGGTTTTGGTTAGAAAGAATTTAGAGATATCATTTCGCGGAGGGCGCCAGGGGGATACATTGGTCAACCGGCACTCGGTGCGGAGGATATCTAATTCATGAAGAATGTCGGTGAGGACTCTGCCCGACGCGCCGACGAAGGGTTCCTTGCGGTGGATTTCCTCAGCCGTGGGGAATTCTCCGACGATGAGGATCTTAGCTGGAACCGGGCCGGAAGGATAGCAACGGGGAAGCTTTTCGAGATCCATGGTTATAATCCCTCGCGAAGGCGAATCAAAGCCGTGTCGTGATGGGTGGAGGATTTCTCAATCCCAACGGCTTTGACGGCTTGCCTCGTCGCTGCGGGGAAGATAGTCCCACTTCCGCAAAATGGATCAAGGACGATTTCTCCAGGTTCCAAGGTTCGGGAAATAAGTTCAGAGAAAAGCTCCACCGGCTTCTCGGCGGCGTGGAAAGTTTTGCTCGGGTTGGTTATAGGCAAAACATCTCGGCCCGTGCGGAGGACGGGTTTATTTCCCTTGTTAGCGAAAAGGATTGCCTCGTAGCAGAACCGCGGACCATGATGAGGTTTTGGGAGAGAACCCAGGGAACCCTTGTCCCAGATTAATGGCCTCGGCCAAACGTCCCAGCCGGCAGAGGAAAACTTAGCGGCAAGCTCGGGGAAATTAAGAATATGACAAAAGACAAATGCATGGGCAAGGTCTTTGGAATGTTTATAAGAATTAATTGCCAAGGATTCCATAAGCTCTGGCCAAGAGGTGGAGGAATCTTCATACTCATGAGCTATGGTGAATTGAGAGTTGAATTCTCCCGCGTCCATGCCATAGGGAGGATCGGTGAGGAGAAGTGAAAATTCAGGGATTTTATTCCATTGTTCTAAACAATCCCCGAGGATAAGCATATGCGGACTTTCGGATTTTTTAGGATTTATTTTATATTCCTCGGCCAAAGCCGCTCGGCGTTCGCGGAGGACTTTTTCCTTGGCAATGCGGAGAGCGTCTTTGCGATTCTTGACTTTGGAAATCTCGGGATCGGTGAGATGCTCGGCGAGGAAAAGGTTTTCCTTTAGATTTCCTTTGTCTAAGTTTGTTGGTTTAGAACCTTTGATTTCTTCGGCCGTTTGCTCTAAGGTTTGCTTCCCCCCGGTTTGTTCTTTTCGGAGGATATGGAGTTCGCGCTCGGCTTGGGCTCGCTCTTGCCAGGAAAGGTTTTCGCGGAGAAGATTTTCGGCGAGTTCGATTTCCTTGAGTTGGATTTCAATCTCTTCGTCGGAGAGGTTTTTTTCGACGGGGATGAAGGTTACTGGAATGTGCTCCGGCGGGCAGACGGCGCCTTGGTAAGTAAAAGGCGTTTCTTTCCGATGCAGCATCTGCATGGCGCGAAGGCGCCGCTCGCCGACAATAAGGCGACCGAGGGAGGTAACGGCAGGAGCATGGATCAGGCCATGGAGTTTAATATCCTCGGCCAGGTCGATGATCTTGGATTCGTCGAAGTATTTTCTTTGCCTGTCGGATAGAGATACTTCGGAAAGGGGGAGGAAATATGGTTTAATCATGGGCATTAGAAGAGGCTCCGGGGAGAAAGATTATAAGATCATCAGGATTGTCTGATCCTCCTCCACATTGAACATATGTATTGTGTTCTTTGATAAGGTTTAACAGCTGTGCGTTTTCGGCGCGGAGTTCGGTAACTACAAGTCGTGAGGCATCTAATTTACCTTGCAACTGCCGGCGCTCCGCTTGCCAAAGCTGGTAATATTTATCAGCTTCTTTTTTTGTATTGATAAGTTCTGCAATTATGGCATTTACAGGTCTGAAGTCAGGTGCTTTAGGGCTATCCCAGATTGTTTTATCAGACATCTCTTGTTCTCCTGTTCCATCACATGCTTCGCAATCATCAAAGCAAAATTCTCCAAGTCCTGAGCTGTGGCAATGGATACATTTAGGCATTGTTACTCTCCTTTTAAAAAACCCAGAGAAAGCACCGTCCTTGGCACCTCCCTGGGCCTACCGCCTTACGACGCCTTGGCGAAGCGGGTGATCCGCTCTTCCATTTCTCCACTGCGCTTGTTCAAGGTATGGGAAAGATTCCCGAGGACAACATTCCCGGCCAACTGGTTCGGCGACCAGGGCTTGCCATTAAGCCCCAGGGCGGAAAGCAACTGCCCGAGGTTAATGTTCTTATTCGGGCCAGTGAGAAGCGACCCGGCGTCGTCCATGTCCAGCCAAACGGTGTGATAGATTACGCGGTTGTCGGCCTCCTCGTCCCCGGAGTTGACGATCCGCAGCCGGACGGAGAGAATTGGAAGATTCCGCTCACCAACTACGCGGGGTTCGACTTCCTCCAGGGTCATCATATACTCCCCCGGCGGGATGAGCGAACGCTTTTCCTCAAACGAATCTTCGATCGTGGTGTCAGCGAAAGTTGTAGGATCAAACATGTGATTTTTCCTCTATGTTTCAGGTTGTCTTATCAATACCAGGGAACCCAGCCCTGGCAGACGAGGCGGAATGTGGTTTCTGTTTGCGGAGGAGGAGACCAATCCTGGGAAGCAAACAGCTGGGGAGAGCCACACCCCGCCCCGTTTCGACTTAGAGTTTTTTAAATATTATCCAGGAGAAAACAAGGATAAAAACAATTACTCCGATGATGACGAGAAGGCGCTCAAACATTCCGGCTCTCCACGATTTGCCTAAACGTGGGTTTGAGTTTGGAATCCCAAGGAAGGTTTCGGGCCTTGAGATCAGCATTCATGGCCGTCGTGGTCCAGGTAAAGGTCTTGCCTTCTCGTTGCGCCATGATCACGTCGTCGAAGAAGCGAGGGATTCGAGGGGCTAGTTTGCGGCCAAGGGTGGAGGCGGTTATGGTCGTTCCGCCGGTTACCTCATCCACTTCTCGTTCAAGATGAGCGGTTAGAACGAAATAGCATTTTGTTCCTGTGGTTAGAGTGATGATAAGGCGCTCGAGATTATCCATTGCCATGCCCCAGTCAGGCATGGATTTCATCGGTTTCGAGCCGACGACGAGGTTCATGGCCATGATATTCAGGCCGCTGAGGGAGTCGATAACCAGGACTCGATCTGGCCCCCAGGTTGAAACGTCGCCGAAAGATTCTCCGGTTCGGTCGCAGACGAAATCATTGCAAGTGGTTAAGACGTCGATGAATTGAGTAAATTTTCGCTTATTAATTCCTGGCATCTGGGCCAGGGCTTTTTGATCCAGCATGTTGATCTTCTTGGCCGAGTCGATCATGTCCTCCCAGCTCGACGCCGCCGGGGCAATGTAATGCCAGTGGCATTTTTCCGGAGGAAGGTCGCCGAGAGTCGATTCAATCCCCGGCTCCGTGGCGAGGACGAAGGGAGTAATCCCGGCGTCAAGAAAGGTTCTGATGGAGTAAGTTTTCCCCGTGCCGGTTGCTCCTAGAAGCAAGGTATTGCTGCCAGGATGTTGCACAGGTTTCTTGGTTTCGACGGCTGGTGCTGTAGTTGCAGAAGTCATAATGGTCTCCGTAGGCGAGGATAAGGGTTATTTCGTGTAAAAGCATTTGATAATTAAACTGGTCGAGGGGATAATCTCCCCATAGGATTAGGCTTCCTCCTCCATGGTTAAGGCAAAGAGCGTGATGAACAACGTGGCGGTGTTCCTGGGAATCCAAGGCATAGGCGGTTCCCCATTCTTCTCCGCATCGGGGGCAGAAAAAGTGCGGGAGGTGTGGGAGGCCCTGGATGGATTTTAAATGGAATTCGCCAAGGTCCTTGGTATTCCCGTCGGGGAAGGTTAAGAGAAACCCGGCCTTCATAGCAGGGCTCCGAATTCGGTGATTGAATTTGCCTCGCGTTTGCGATCCTCGGATAAGGGGTCGCGGTCTAATGGATTCCACCGGCGCACGACATAGCTGGATTCGATCCAGGGCTCGGGGTTGGAAAGTTTGCACAGCGGGGTAAAGGCGCAACCGCCGTAGGAAGTGCAGGAAGAATCTAGATTCATATCCCAGTAGCGGTTTTTCCACGAGGTAACCATGCGATTTGCATCGTGTTGGAGTTGCTCCCACCAGCGTTCAAGATCCCACTTGGCGACGGGAATATAAGCCTCGGCGTGGTCGAAGCCGAGTTTGCGGAGAGCAATTCCGCGAACTACGGTGCCGATTACAGGATAGCCAAATTGATGCGCGGCATAGGCGTAGCCCTTGAATTGTGCGCGGAGATCCCAGGAAGAACTCCAACTGGCCCCGAGTTGTTTTGTGGTCTTCTCGTCAATAACGGCAAGCTGGCCCTGGTATAGGCCGAGCATATCGAACCGGCCAGCGTAGATCAATGGCTCCGCGGTTTCAGGATGGAGGACTTCCATCGGCAAGGTGAAGGAAAACTCTACCGCCGGTTCCCCGTTTTGTTTGATATATGGTTGGAGGATATCCGTGGCCGGAGGATGGGTTTCGAAATAATAATCCAGGGCTCCGAGGCAATTCCACAAAGTTTTGGGTTCTTCCTCCTCGGTGGGATACTCCCCCCATTCGCGGATAATGCGGATGAGGCCGAGATAAAGCGCATGGTCATGCCAGGAGGAAAGCTCGTGCGCCAATCGTTCCTCGTCATAAAAGGCTCGGCGATAGGATTCTAACCCTGCGGCGAAACAGGCGCCGAAATGGAGGTGAATCGAAAGGCGCTTGGAGGACAAGCCTCGAAGATAGCCGTAGTAGAATTGCCTCGGGCAAGAAACAAAGGCGCCCCGGATGGAGGAATCTATGACCTCCGGGAAGCGAGGGTGAGAGTCAATCATGTTAAGTGGTCTCCAGAAGAAAGAAATATTACTTCTCGAAATCCTCGGGAAGAGGGGCGTCGAGCCCGCGGCGCCGAAGGGTTAATCCGCCTTCGATAAAGAACTTGATTTCCTTGGTAATCTTATAAAAAGGATCTTCGCAATCTTTCAAGACTTTGCGAAAATGATAGAAATTACTGCGCAAAGCTTTTGCCTCGGAAATGGGGAGAGGGATTTTTACCTCCCCCTCGTCATAAGCTCTTTGAACAAGGATTACAAAGTTTTGGCTGAAGTCTTCGGGCCGCTGGCGGGACATGAGGAAATCCTACGATTTGAAAAGATCAGCCAGGTTATCCATGGTCTTGATCTTATTGGCCTTGGCTTTGCCTTCCGAGGAAGTCGCCCGTTTCGTCTGTTTCGTGGTCATGAGTTTTCGATAGGCTTTAATGGATTGGATGATTTCCTCCCTTGTCGGCATAAGTTTCCTCGCGCCTTCTTCGTCTCCAGCAAGGCGAAGCTTGTCGGCGGCGAGGACTCTCTGGCGATAATCTTCGAGTTGGAAGGTTACCTCTTGTGGGGTATTCATGGTTTGATCTCCGTGGCTAGGATGGGTAGTATGCCATAATAGTGGCCAGTTGTCAAGACTTTTCTTCAAAATCCTCTGGGAGAAGAATGTCCTCGGCGTCGATTTCCTCCACAGCTAATCCGGCCTGTTGAGCTTTGTCGCGGATAAGCTGGTGGACGTGGGAGATATTGACTATCGGCTCGCCTTGGATAAAGCTCTCCATGGTTAGAGAAAGCAGAGCCTTGACTATATCGTTGCGAGTGTTATGCTTGACCTTGGTCCCCGTTGGGTCGAGGAATAAGGCATCCCATTGAGCGGCAATGGACTCAGGGATTCGCAATGTCCACCGGGACATGGGCTCGAGATTTCTCGGCCGACCTCGGCGCCCTCGGATCATAGTGGATTTAATGACTGCCATGAGATTCTCCAAATAGTTCAAGTTGAATGGGCGGAGGACTGGGAAGATGCTGGGTAAGTAAACCAATGCACTCGGGGCAATGGCAGGATTTTGCCGGGAGGAATTTATTCTTTCCCGGAAGGTTGGCTGGGATTTCGCTCCAATCCGCGCGGGAAATTTTAGTTTCCTTAGTCCGTTTATGCTGGAATTCGATCAGCGGTTTGTCGGATATATGAAGTTCCGGTTGACAAAACTCGTTGCCGCAGTGGCAAGTTACTTGAAATGTAACGTATATCCGAGCGATGGGAGTCCATAGATTCATCGCTTCGGCGGCTTGGTGGAGGGTTTGTTTAAGTTTTTCGAATTCTTTGGATTTTTGCTCCTTTTTTCTCCTCCGTTTTTCGGCGTTGGTTAAAGCCTGCCTCTCGGGTTTCGTGGCGCAAAGGAAGGACCAGAGATCCTGGCCGGCGAGGGTGGATTTTGAATTCATGAGTTTATCTCCTTAGCAATCTAAATCGCTGATTTTTTTAAGCCATTCAGGCGAACCGCGCTTGGTCCAGGTCGGAGTTCGAATATCATTAACCCACTTGTCGCGCAAGGTAAGGCGATAGGCGAGGAAATGCTCGACTTCCGGATAGGCGGAGCAATTAGGGCTTGGAATTGGTTTTGCCCAGGGGATAAACTCTACTCCGTCGGTTAGGCGGCGGAGGTATATTTGCGTCGCATGGGTTTTGTTTGTCCGGAACTCGCGCTCGCGGAGGAGGTGGTATAAGAGGTCCGTGGTCCAGCGATAATTGCTTTCCGAATGTTTGACCCAAAGGGTGACTGGATGATTCCGATGCGTCGGGCGATAGAGGCCCCATAGGCGGGCTTGCTGAGGCGCATGGTGCCAAACGGCGGTGGAAAGTAACTGCGCCGTTTCGAGGATCATTTTATTTAACCTAAGATCGTCGAGGCATTGGGCGCATCTTATTGGAGTATATGCTACGCGGAAGATGTTCATTTTTTTATCCTGCGTTATAGGAGGCGCAAAGAATGCCCTTGGTTAGAATCGGGTCGGCTTTACCAAGATACTGGACATGGACATTTTCCAATGAAGTCCAGGGATCATAGATATCTGGCCGCCACTCGGGGGTGAGGGGTTCTCCTGTCGGATGGGTGTGCTTGGCCTCCTCGGCATTCTCGGCGCAAACTACGAAGGCGTCGTAGGTGTCGTATTCTCTGTTTGCGCTCTGGGTTACGAGGTAGAGGTAAAGATGTTTGGCTGGGATCATGAAAGGTCTCCGGGGTTTGATGGTGCTATTTATTATGCAATAAACGGCACCAGTTGTCAAGCAGTTTATTCCAGTTCATTCAAAAGATCAAGGGCGCTGGGCTGACTATTCTCCTCTAGGGATTCGACTCCCAGTGCCGCGGCCAAGGCGGTTTCGAGGGAAGAAGACGGCAAATCGGCGAAGAGGATAAATTGCTCTCCATCTTTTCGAATTCGGAGGGAAAGATCTTTCCAAGATTCGGGAAGTCGATGCTCGGAAAGCCCTCTATGGCGGAAGGCATTGAGGCGCTGGCGATAGGTCACAGCTTCTCCCTCGTTGGCGAAATTCAGGGAAAGAACTTCTCCTTTTTCGGCGAATTCAAAAGCCTTGATGAAATAGGTAAAATAAACTTCCTCGGGGGTCATGTAAATTTCCTCTTGATGGTCAGGGTTAAGGCAGCCTTTGCAAGTGCAAGTCGTGCGAAGGCGCTCGGGGATATGGTTGTGTTTTGTGGTCCAGAAAACCTTCCTCACCGAGGGGCGAGAATCGGGAGGAAAGATTCCGACTAATTCAGGAAACCTGTTTCTCGGGATGCGCCAGGGTTTTCCTCCTCCGATAGGCAGAGTCGGCGGCGGGAGCCAATGATCCCCTGGTGTCCGCCAGATCCAACTGCGGAGGTCGTTTAAGGTAAGGTTTCCGCCCGGAGTATATTGCCCGGATTTATTGCGGAAAGAATTAGAGGGCATAGAAATATTCCTCCCGCAGGGCTTGGTGATGGAGTTCAATGTCCTGCATGATTTGGTCTAGGGTTTCCTGGCTCAAGGCGTCGGTGATTTCGAAAGTTTTGCTCATGCAAATTACATGAACATAACTTATTTCAATCTCCGCAACCTCGGCGGGATATTCCAAGGTTTCCGCCATGGCCGAATCTCGGATATATTTTACAAGAATCGGAAGGCGAGATCCGTTAGGCAACTCGCCGGAATAGGTTAGTAGTTTGGGCATTAAAAGTTGCTCCTTTGTTAAAAATTCCAAAGGCACCGCTGCGTCCCCAGGGGGTACTGGCTGTCTGTCCACTGCCACCACCATGCGCCCGGGGGAACGTCCCACGATACGGTGCAATTCCACCTGCTTGACCAGGAATCCCATTGGCACTGGCTTTGATCAACCTCGATAACGTGTTGCACTTCCTGCAGCCAGGGGCCAGCTTGGAACTGCAGCGTGCGCCAGTTGACCACCGAAATCGACGGCGTGATCTGGGTGTAATGGGTGCAGCCCTCCGGTACGGCTGGCAGATCCGGGCACATTGGGCATTCACTTGGGACTTTGATGAATACCGGCAGCCAGTCGACGCATTCGGCATGAATTGGCCCAGTCGCCGCGGTTATTGCCAGCATAGCTATTATCTTTTTCACTCGGTTTCTTCCTCGGGAAAAAGCAGATTCCATTCCTCGGGCGTCATGCCGGAGATAAGAAACTCCATCGCGTTGGCGGATAGGGGTTTTAGCATATCTTGGATATGTCCAATTCCCTCGGCCCATTGTTGGGTTTTTTCAATATCCGGCAGGGTTTCATTGGGGAAAAGATGGACTTTGCGCCCTTGGTTAAAGCAGATCGGAGGATAAATGGTAATAATAACTCCGGCTTCGATTTGCTCAAAATCAAAAGTCCGATGATTGCCATGGAAAGAGTGAATGGTTCTATTCATTTTATGTCTCCTTATGCAAAAAGGCTGGAAAGATCATCTGCTTGGGCGGTCTTGTTCCGCCGGGCAATGGCAGCTTCATTAGTTTTCCCCCAAGGGAGGCCAAAGTGATCGGCGCATATTGGCCCATAGCCCTTGGATTTGCTTTCTTGATCCGTTAACCTTTGGCCGCAGAAGCCGCAAGCTCCGAGCTTCAAGGCACTGGCCTTAGCCACGGCGGCGGGATTGAGGGAAAATTCTTGGAGGCAATTTTCGATATCCTCCGTAATCGCCCCGGAAAATTTGGGAATGATTTGATTCTCTGGGGTTATTTTGCCAAGATAGACTCTTTGCCCATGCCCGGCCCAGCCGCCGCGATGGAGGATAATGGTCTTTTCTCCAGGGATAAAGGTTAACTGGATAAAAGTGTTTTCCTTGGTCAGGAGGCGAATCTTTGGCCGTTTTAAGTGATTCGAGGCGATGGTGAACATCACTTGCACCGCCTTGAAATCGCCGTATAAGGGCTTGATTTCGGTGAATTTGGCTAATTCGTTTTCCAGCCAATTGGCTTGGCGATGGGTAAGGCTCGGGTTTTTCAAATAATTATCGAGAATATTCTGCAGCCGATAATCGAGATCATTATAATATTTCTCGGCTTTGTTGACGAGCCAATAATGCTCCTCGGCCAGGTTAAGGGCGGACTGGAGCAATTCCGGGATTTGCGTTGCGTTAGTTTCTTTGCACATGGTTATTTCCTCAAGCTATTCTTCCGAAACGAGACGGCGCGGTTAAGATGCTCGCGCCATTCGGCAAACTCGTGTTTAAGTTCCATTTCAAGAACTTGATCCCCGGCGCGAGTGACCCGGATTCCCTCTCGATAAAGGAAAATAAATCCCCGGCGCTCGAGAGAAGCCAGGGTTTGCGGTTTCCAGCTCCGGCGGTAGGGAATAACTTGCCCGCCTTTTGCGAGGAGAAGGATATTAATTTGCGTTTTGGATAACATTCTGGTCTCCGTTTTGTTTTCCTGGCTAACCCAGGCTAGGGCGCCCTCCTTGAAGACGCCCCGGTCTGGACTAGACTTGGCAATTTACCCGCATTTCGGGTTCAGGAGTGGCCGGGGATTCGTAGATGATTTTTTCCATATTCTCTAGGGTTTTAACATCTTCCTCTGCCACTTTTGCCGAAATATTTATGCTGAGCATAATCTCGCCGTCGGCGATTCGAATCAATCCTTGATATTCGGGGATATTCCAGAGCACGTTGATTGATTGCCACTCCATCCATGGGCTCATGGCGAAGAAGGTTTCCTCGTCCAAGGCGCAATAGGCTCGGATTTCGAGGAAACTTATTCCCGAAACGATTTGATCTCGATAAGGCCAAACATTGCTCACCGCGATAGAGGTGATTGGCAACTCGGTGAATTCGATTAGTTTCTTAATCTTATCCTCATTGGCTGCGAGGCTTTGTTGCGCCTTGGCGAGGAGAATGTTTTGCTTGCGATTATGTTTCTCGCGCTCGGCAAGGGCGTCGATATGGCTGTTTAGATTTAGATTCATTTTGAATTCCTCTTAATTAACCAAAACAGGAGGCAAAAGATCATCGCCAAGAATCAGACTCATGGCGACTAGGATTGCGGCTTTTTGCACATTTGCTCCAACGTTCTGGAGCATAAAATCATTCCAGTGGAAAAGGTTCCGGGAAATGTTGTTATTGAACTCAGGAACGATGTTTGTTTGATCTTTTTCTGCGCTGAATGAGTCCTCGTATTCCAGGAGCTTGACATTGATATCCTGGGTGTCCATAAGAACCCGGACGGTGAGGAAGATTTCCTCTCCATTATTCGAACCTTTGATTTTAACATCTGTGACCCAGGTTCCCATATCTCCATCTTCGAAGACCATATTGGTTTCAAGTATTTCAATTAAGTTCATTTTGAATTCCTCTTACTTAAAAAAGACTTAGCAATTTCTTCGTTTCTTCAGGATAAAGCACATCGTGAATTTCTGCTCTTTGCTTTACCAAACTTACGGCCCATTCGATCCAGGTTTGTTTTGGATTCAATGGGCATTCGTCATAAGGAAAAAATGAATATTCATCTTCGTATGCGTCCAGGATGTCTACGATTTCAGAATCCACCATTTCTAAAAAGGAAAAAGCTGAATCTTGATCTTCGATCCAGCCAAAGTCTTGGGCGAGTTTTTCGATTGCGTTCATATTATCTTGACCTTTTATTCAGGTAATCAACATGGCGGAAAAATATTTCGGCCATAATCGGATTATGGCATATGTTGGGGGAGGTTGCAAGCATTATTTAATGGTGTTTATTAAATAATATTTCCCCCCGTTTATTTTTCTTCCCTCCCAAAAAAAGGAGGACAGGTTTCCCCATCCTCCTTTCCTTAACCTCCGAGAGGCTACATGGTGCTTTTAACTGAACATGGCGCCGAGATCTTCCACATCCATATCCTTGGCTTCCTCGGCCAGCTTGGCCTCTTTTTCCGCCAATTTTGCTTTCTGAATTTCGGTCAGCGCGCGCTGGATGTGCAGATTCTCCTTCAGCCCCTTCTTTGCATCCTTGTCCATCTCGGCCAGCTTCTCAACCGCCGCCGAAAGGTCAACTCCCGCCACCTGCGCCAAAGCCCGGGCAAGATCGCTAACCCGCCCTGAACCCGAGGATTCGCGACTCGCTTTGAACTCGCCTTTCTTCAGCCGATCATAGACCCCATTGGCCAGCTCCTCGGCTTCCTCAATATTCCCATCCACACCGGAATAGGAATCTCCAACCTTCTGGCTCAGCCCGTACAAGGCCAGTTGGACTACGATTTCCTCTGGCAATTCGGCCAGCCGAGCATTCAGACTATTTCCGTTTTCGAAATTAAAATCAACTCCGCTCGAATCTTCCAGCACCGCTTTTTTACAAACCGCTTTACCCTTGGGCATTTTAGAATCTCCTAAATCAATAAACCGGCGAAGGACTTATTTCCCCCACCGTGAATCCATTATGGCATATCCATATCCCAGGTGTCAAGACTTTTTTTAGCTGGCCTCGGATGTGCCGTGGTTGGTGGGGCGTGGCTGGGGATGGTCTGGGGGTGGGCTGTGAAGTTCTGTTGTGGCTGTATACGGCCGTCCACGGGGCATAAATCGGCGTCGACGGGGATAAATGGCATTATATATTCCCAGCCTTCTTCTAACCTTGGCACATTCTCTTTTCCCCCTCCCCCTAATATCTATCTTATAAAAAAAAAATAAAAATAAAAAGAAGAAAATTAAAGTGGAGTATATGGGGAATCAATGGAGGGGATGGGGGAATATTTAACGACATATATCCCCAAAGATATGCCCCGTGGACGCCGTTGCACAGGGATAACAGAACTTTTCAGAAACCCCCGAGAACATCCCTAGCCAATTCCCTTTATCCCAGCCATTCCAGCCATTCCAGCCTTCTCAGCCATATCCCCTTTCTTCCCCGGAGCCCCGCCGAGAAAAACCTCCAAATGGTTGAATACTTAAGGGGGGAAAATTAAAAAAAAAAAAGGCGACCGCGTGGGCCGCCCATGGGGGGGGGGGTTTCTGTCTAATCCGGATAATCCGGCAGGTCTTTATACCAAGTATTCAATAGTTCACTTTGATAGTCGTCAAATACGATGTGTGGGCCGTCCTCGTTATCTTCAAGGTATAACCAGATTTCCATCCAGTCTTGTTTGGATAGGGTATCAATGATGTTCATATTGATCTCCTTAAAATTGGCCATCCATGGCCCATGGGGGTTACTTCCTGCTGCCGAGGTATTGTTTCCATTCGGCGTCTATTCCCATTTGTTGATGTTGTTCGCGTAATTCTAAAAGTTTCGCCACAATGGCAGAAATCTTTTCTTTCCGCTCTGCTTTGCTTTGGAATTCTGCATTAAGCAGCATGTCGGAAATCTGTTGCCGCAGCGCGTATTCGATCAAAGTTTTATCAGAAAGCGTGATCAATTCTTTGATTTTTGCTTTATCCATAGTCGTCTCCTAAGAAAAGGCCATCCATGGCCGAATTCAATCCTTATTCAAACATCGCCGCGACATCCTCCACCCCGGCGACATCATCTTCCGCGCCTTTCAGCTTCCGCTCCTTTCGTTCGACTTTGATCTTTTCGATCTCGAGGTCGATCGTTTTCCATTTCGCCTTCATGGCTTTGATTTCATCCGCGTCCATGGTATCCAATTTACCCCGGATGGTATCCACCCCAGGCGATTTCGTGGCCGGATTGTCTTCCATGCAACGATGAATAGCCTCGGCGAGAATATCCTTCGATTCGCCACGTGGTCCTTTCTTAGCCCATTCCCGATTCCCGATGACCTGTTGAATCAGATCCTCGACAATCTTCCGAGCTTCAGCTACCCGACGATCCGCCGGGATATCATTCAGCCCCGAATAGGCGTCCCCGAACTTCTGTTGCACGCCCATGGCCTTGAACCAATCATCCATGCCATTCAACTGATCAAGGTCGATCCTTGTCGGCGGCGCACCGTCGGTCCATTTGAACAGAACCGTGATAGGCGTACCATTTTCGAACACCACTTCTTTCTTTGCGATTTTCATAATCAACTCCATTGCGTTAAATTAAACATCACAATGGCGTCTAGGCGATAGCCCAAAGCTATCTGCCAACCGCACACCAACTTGTTAAAGAATCGCGGGAACACCCGCGGCCAGTCCGGCTCACTGGATAGCGGCCCATCCGCCACCCTCAATCTAATCTTAGCACACATCGGCACAGATGCCAATCAAATTTTTTTATGACCTACATAAATTCCTCCCGATTTCCAGCTATTTGCCATTCCCTCGACCCCCGCCCCCTCCCCATGATGGCCCCCTCCCCCTATATCTTATGGCGACAGGTGGGGGTGCTAAAAATTAGAGAATAAATGGTGACGTTTATTCCCCCAGCCTTCGCCTTCCCCCATAGTCGCCTCCCCAGAGTCGCCGCTTCCCCCTTGCCGAAAAAACTTGACACCTGGAAGGTTCGGAGATATAATATAGCCATGTGGAGGATGTTTTAAGAAAAGCTCATGGCGCAGGTTCAATTAGTCGAATTAAATCACCGGCACATGGCGATCGCGGAATATCTCCTGGCGAACCCGTCGGCGAGGTTAAAAGAAATCGCGGCGGCCGTGGGGATGAGTGTTTCCTGGGTTTCCATTGTGACGAATTCCGAAGTTTTTCGCGAATACTTGCAGCAAAGGAATCGGGAGATTGCGGATACGATTCATCTTTCGCTGCAGGAAAAGGTTGTAGGAATTGCGCATAGGGCGGTGGAAAAACTCGGCGACGCCGTGGACGATTCCCAGGATCCGGCCTTCATCCTTGCCGTGGCGGATAAAACCCTTGGGCGCCTTGGATACGGGGCCAAAGGCGCACAGGTTAATGTCCAGGCTGGAGGGCCCCTGCCCGCCGCGTCGACGCATACGCATGTGGATATTACTGTGATTAATCAAGCAAGGGAAAAGGTCTATGCTTTGGCAGGACACGGGAGAGATAACGCCCAAAACCCCGCGGCCCCCGCCAGGCTTCCGGCCAATATCCAAACCGATCGCGTGGGCACGCTTATCGACGGCGCCGGGATTTTTGAAAAAGAGGAAGCCCAGGGGCCGAAAAGCGCAGGGGATTAAATACGAACGCCGGTTGATGGAGTTTCTTGAAGAATCCTTAGAATCTCCTATCCTTCCGTGGCCATGGATTCAGTTTCAAGAAAAGGGAGAAGATAGATTCCGCTGGTGTCAGCCCGATTGCTTGGCTTTTGATCCCTGGAATGGTCGGATCATAATTATCGAGGCAAAGTATCAACATACCTCGGATGCTTGGTGGCAGTTAAGGCAATTATATTTCCCCGTGGTTGAGTATCTTTTCCCGAGCTATTCAATTCATTTAGTTGAAGTTTGCAAGTGGTACGATCCGGCGATTTATTTTCCTGAACAAATAGACATGATTCCGAAAATAGAAAACTGTAGGATCGAGCGCATCGGGGTTCATATATGGAAGCCCTGAAAACTCAGCAACTTCCTTTGGCCGAGGCGGTTCAGCTCGCCGCCGCAGATAGTGTTTTCTTCTCGCATTATTTTTTCCCGAAGACTGTTCGCCAGGGGACGCCAGATTTTCACAGAGAGATGTGGAGTCACCTGGATTCCGCCGAGCGCAAGGTGGCCTTTGAGGTCTTCCGCGGAGGGGCGAAGACAACTTTGCTCCGATTGTATCTGGCCAAGCGAGTTGCGTTCCTTATTTCCCGAACAGTTCTTTTTGTTGGAAAAAGCCAGGACCATGCCCGGCGATCCTTGGCCTGGATCATGCGGCAGGTAGAGTTTAATTCCCTCTATCGCGATGCGTTTCAGCTCCGCCCCGGAGTGCCGTGGACGTCGGAGGTTTGCCAAATCCTCGTAGGTCCGAGCCAAACGCCGGTGACAATTCTGGCTCTTGGTATAACCGGCTCGACCAGGGGGATTAACGTTGATGATTATCGCCCGGATCTGATCGTCGTCGACGACCCGTCGGACGAGGAAAACACGGCCACCGCGGATCAGAGGACAAAGACTGAAGATTATATCTTGGGTTCGTTATATAATTCTCTTGCCCCGGCAAGTGAAGAACCCCTGGCTAAAATAGCATTTCTTCAAACTCTTCTGCATCCAGAAGATGCGATCTCCGCTTGCATGAAAGACCCGACCTGGGCCAGTGCAAAATTCCCGATCATAATGAATAACCAAAGCGCCTGGCCTGAGCGCTGGTCGTATGAGGATCTTCTGGCCGAGAAGAAAGCCTACACCGATCGGGGGAAGCTTTATCTCTGGATGCGGGAGATGGAATGTCAGGTTATTGGCTCTGCGGATCTTTCCTTCCCTTCGGCCTCGGATCAGATCAGGTATTATCAGGTCCCGCCTTCGCCAGGGTCTATGATGGTCGCGATGGCCGTTGACCCGGTGCCCCCGCCGTCGGAGCGGGAGATTGAACGCGGGCTGAAAGGAAAGGATGAAGAAGTCTGGATTGCCGTGGGATTATGGAAAGATCGGACTACGAAGGAACGCCGGATTTATGTCCTGGATCTCCGAGCAAATAAAGGCCATACCCCGGATTGGAGTATTTCGACATTTCTAAGTATGAAAAATACTTGGATGCCCGAGATTCTCAAAGCAGAATCTGTGAACTATCAGAGAACCTTGGCTTGGCTCTTGGAAAAAGCCATGCGGGCGAAGGGGCAGTTCATGCGGATTGATGCTTATATTCCCGAGCGCCGGAAGAAGTCTTATCGAATTATTGATACCCTGGGCGACGCCTTGGCCGAGGGGCTTTTGTATTTTCATGAAAGCCAGCATGAATTAATTTCTCAAATTGTCAATTATCCTTCGGTTTCCCATGATGACCGGATCGAGGCCCTTGCCGTCGCCGTCGCCGCGGTCTTGGATCTCTCGGGTCATTTCCTTGGTGATTTTGACGACATTCTTGAGGCCGAGCGCGACCTCCCTGACATACCGGATATTAGAATATGCCCATGAAACAAAGCCTGAACGTCCGGTTGCCCGTGGACTCAAAGCAGCATAAGTTTATTCTTCAAGCTTTGTTGGCCCGGAAGACTCCAGCGAAAAACAAGATCGAAGATCGGGTAAGTGATTTCGAGCGCCATGATGATCTTTATGATTGCTATCTGGCTGATACGGAGGATACGAAACTTCGGAAACAAAGATATCAATCCGGGGAGCCAGATTATTATACGGTTTATATTCCGTATTCTTATGCGACGCTGCTCTCTGCCCATACTTACTGGTCCTCAGTCTTTCTTGGCCGGACGCCCGTGTTTCAGTTCACAGGCCGCCACGGCGAACCTCAGATGAAGGTTCAAAGCGTCGAGGCCCTGATGGATTATCAATTTCAGGTCGGCCATATGGCGGCGCCGATTTATCAGTGGCTCCATGACGCCCCGAAGTATGGTTATGGGATTCTCTGGGATTATTGGGACGAGGAATGGGTTCAAACCTCGGTGGTGGAGGAAGTGCCCTCGACCTTTTTCGGTATGCCCATGCCAGGGGAAAGTAAGAAAATCCGGAAAACCATTCGAACCAAGGGATATATGGGGAATAAAATTTTCAATGTCCATCCTTCGCATTTCTGGCCTGATTGGCGCGTACCGCTGACGGATTACCAGCGCGGGGAATTCGTCGCTCGGATGGTGGAATACAACTGGAACGACCTTGTCCGCGGGGAGACTCAGGGCCGATATCAGAATATAGAGGAAGCTAAGAAACTCGCCAATGGCGCGCGGAAGAATGAATCCAGTTACTCCGGGGGCGCGTGGCAGGAGTTGCCGAAGGAAGACCGGGAATATATCTCCCACATCACGGCCGTTGACGGGGCGACTGGGTTCGAGATTGTCATTGATTTGATTCCCAAGGATTGGAAACTCGGAAGCTCGACTTATCCGGAAAAATGGGTTTTTGAAGTAGTGGATGATAAGATCATTATCGCCGCTCGCCCCTATGGCCGGTATCATGATGAGTTTCCCGTGGCCCTGCTTCCCATGGATTTCGACGCGTATAAGTCCTACTCGACTTCTATGCTCGATCGCCTGATGCCTCTGAATGATGCAATGACTTGGCTGCTTAATCAGCATTTCTTCAACGTCCGTTCGAGTCTTGGGAATAATTTTATCTATGATCCGTCTCGCGTAACGTATAAGGATCTAACCCGGCGAGGAACTTCTAAACTCATCCGCCTGAAACCGAATGCCTATGGCCAGGATGTTCGGAGTCTTATTCAGCAAATTCCGGTCAGTGATGTTACTCGCGGCAATATTCCCGACATGCAGGAGTTGGCCGAATATGCTGCTCGGGCCTTTGGAGTTAATGATAACCTCATGGGCCAGGTTCATCAAGGTGGGCGAAAATCTGCCACGGAGATTAGGACTTCCTCAAGCATGGGAATTAATCGCCTGAAAACTGTAGCAGAATATTGGTCTGCGATTGCCATGACGCCGCTTGGCCAAAGGATGCTTTCGAATACTCAGCAATATTACGACCAAGAACAGCAATTCCGTATTGCCGGGGATCTTTCGCAAGATGCCGGGCCAATTGCAGTTTCGCCGGATATGATTACTGGGCAATTCGATTTCGTCGCCGTTGATGGAACTATGCCCATTGACCGCTATGCCCAGGCGAATCTCTTCCGCGAAATTCTCATGGGCGCTCAAAAGATGCCCTTCATTGCCCAGAAGTATGACTTGGCCAAGATGTTCGGCTGGATGGCGCAGCTTGGAGGGTTAAAAAATATCAAGCAATTCGAAGTCCAAGTCATGCCCGATGGCATGGTGCCTGGGCAAGTCGCCGCTGGGAATGTTGTTCCTATGTCCGAGGCAACGCGGGATCTAACGGCAGTTCCTGAACCTGGTCAAATGCCCGGAATGGGGAGCACAGGATGATTGAGAATCAAGATGACTTTTCCGAAGAATCCGTTTCCGATCTTATTGACCAGAGGCAAATTTTTCGATCCCTTTTGGCCCATGCTGGCTGGGATCAATATATTGAATTCTTGGATGCCCAGATTAATTTGCGAAAAGCGCAAGAGGAATCTATAGATTTAATCCATGGGGATAATCCCTTGGGATCTTTGATCCAACTCCGCTCCGAGCGCTTTGCCTTTCAACTTGCCCGGGATTTTCCTCAGGCAATTATTGATTCTTTAACCGAGGAAATAGAAGATGACGACACAGACGAATCCGGTTCCTGAGACCGAGGAAATTGAAAACACCGTTCCGGAGACTGAAGTTTCTGAAGTTTCTGAGAATTCAGAATGGAATGGCTTTGTTGCCGATTTCGATATCGACGAAACGGAAGTTGCTGAAACCGAGCCTGACGCCCAGGCTTCGGCGCCGCCGGCTGAACCCGCAGAAAAGCCCGAGGAAACCTCGGATGACGACGGAAAGCCCGAAAGCCCCGAAGCCAAGGTGGAAGAACCCTCGGATCAGCCAAAGCCAGAGGAAGTCGTCCAGGAAACCCCGGTGGTTTCGGAGACTCCTACAAGCCCGCAAACCCCTCAGGCCCAGGTGGAAGAAACCCCCGCCGGGCTGTCGGCAGAGCAACGGGCCGAGCTTCGGCAGCAAGCGCTGACTGAACTCGAAAAAAGTTATGTGATGAGTGATGAGGACGCCTTGGCGTTTGAAGAAAATCCTGGAAAGGTTCTTCCTCAAATGGCGGCGAAGGTTCAGTTGGCGGCTTATGAGCAAGTGGTGCAAACCGTTATGGCTCAGCTGCCGAACTATATCGGCCAGATCATTGAACAACGTCAGACGCGGCAAAGCGCCGAAGAAGAGTTTTTCAATGAATACTCCGACCTTCGCAATTATCGGGATCAGGTTACGCAAGTAGCAACTATGTGGAATCAGATGAACGCGAATCGGCAGATTTCTGTCGAGGAAAAACGTCGTGAGATCGCAAAGTTTGCTCGCGCGGCAGTAGGACTAGGCGACCCCCAGGTTGCTTCGGCTCCTGCTGAAACCCCCTCGGCCCCGATGACCCCGCCGCAGGCGCCTCCGCTTAATCCTCGTGCAAACTCCGCTCCGCATAATCCATGGGAAGCCATGGCCGTGGAGATGGAAAAAGACCCTGACAACTTTTGAGGTGAATTAAAATGGCTGTAGCAGGACTGCGTGGTACTGGTGATTGGGGCACTGATGAGCGCCCGAAGAATTTTCGGGAGATGATCCTTTGGCGGAATCCGAATGGCTCGGCGCCGCTGACTGCTCTGATGTCTAAGATGAAAACCGAGTCGACGGATGACCCGGAATTTTCGTGGTGGGAGGAAGAACTGAATCCGATTCGTTTGCAGGTGGCCGCGACGGCAGCAACTGCAGTGACGACTGTTGCAATCGACAGCGGGGATGCCGAGGATCTGGTTATCGGCGATCTGCTGATGGTGGAAAAGGCCGCGGTGACAACTTACTCGTATGAAATCCTGCAAGTCACTGCGATTACTTCGGCGACGCAATTTGCCGTAAGTCGTGGCGCGGCGGGAACGACTGCCGCAACGATTCCGGATAATTCGTTTCTTTTGAAAATCGGCAATGCGTTTGCCGAGGGTACGGCAAGCCCAGAGGCTTCTAGCCGCAACCCGACGAAGAAAACGAACTATACGCAGATCTTCAAAACTGTGTATGAACTTACCGGAACCGCTGCGGTGACGCGGACTCGTACTGGTGACCCGATCAAGAACGACAAGAAGCGGAAAATGTTCGACCATTCCGTTGCGATGGAACAGGCGTTCATGTTCGGGCATAAGTACGAAACCACCGGCTCGAATGGAAAGCCGATTCGGTACACTGGCGGGTTGATGGAATACTTGGGCGCAGATTATCATGCGACTGATAAGCCCACGATTGCCACGATTTCCAGTGCCACCACAACCGGGGAAGATGACTTTCTCAACGCAACGTATCAGGTGTTCGACTATAACATGGACATGGCCGGGGATGAGCGAATCGTCTTTGCCGGTAATGGGTTCATGAATTACCTGAACAAGTGGGCGCGGGATGCCGGCTCGACGCGGATCAATTTTGATTCGATTGTCGATGTTTATGGCATGAAGCTCCAGCGTTGGGTCATTCCGCAAGGCACGATGTATATCAAAACGCATCCGCTGATGAATGTGAACTCCAGGTTCACGAACGGCGCCTTTGTGGTTGATCCTGGTTGCCTCCGTTATCGGCCGATGAAGTCCCGAGACACCACGTTTAAGGATAACATTCAGGCCAACGACGAGGACTCGCGGAAAGGCCAGTGGATCTCGGAGGCCGGTGTGGAATATAATCACCTCCGGGCCATGCGTTATCTGGCTGTTGAGTAAAACTAAAATCTGCCCTTGGTGAGGCTTTGGGGGAGGGACTTGGCTCCGGTCCCTCCCTCCTTTTTAAGGAAACAGAATGTCGACGTTGTTTAGAGTAATGCTGCCGAACCCGTTTTTTGAAATCGGGAGCTTCGTCGAGGACAATGATGGCGTGGTGCAGGAGGTAACCATGCACCAGCAAAATGGTCGCTTTGTTCCAGGAGCATATAAGGGCTTAGCAATCCAGACTCATTTGGTTCGGAAATATTTGCTAAAAATCCTTTCCCGTGGATTAGATACGGAAGGGGCTTTTGCTGAAATTCGCGGAAGATATAAGGAAACTTCCTCGCCGACTAATACTTTTTGGGAGAATTATTGTGAAGAAACAGGAGAAGATCCTCGAGCCAACAGTTAAAGTAGGAGTGCTCGTACCATCGGCTGGCATGTGGGAAATGGAATTCGGTCGAGCTTTAGTTAGTCTTTTCGCTCATACACTCCATTGGCGCCCGGACCCGGCCCTGGGGTGTGAAAGAATGTCCGTGAATCTTTATTGTCTTTCGGGAAGTATGCTGGTAACCAATCGGCAGAAATTAATTGCCCAGGCGTTGAAAGATAATTGCACGCATATTTTGTTCATAGATGACGATATGGTTTTTCCAAAGGATGCTTTAATTCGGCTTCTTAGCTCAGGAAAACCGGCGATCGGGGGAAATTATACTACTCGGTCTTTTCCCGTGAATTGGGTCGGGCAAGGATTTGATGGTAAACCGATTTCTTCTAAGAAAAAACATGGGCTTCAGAAGGTTCAGTATCTTGGCTGCGGTATGCTTATGGTGCGGAGGAGTGTTTTGGAAAAACTTTCCGTTCCCTTGTTCATGATGGAATGGATTCCGGATATTCCAGGATTTTGTGGCGAAGATGTTTATTTCTGCGCTAAGATTCAGAAAGAAGCTGAGGAAGACATTTGGGTGGATCATGATCTCAGCAAGCAACTTCGCCACGTTGGAAAGCTGCAATATCACTCGAACCTTATTGATCATGAGCTTCCTGCGCCGGAGTCGCGTTCGGTTAAGGTAAATTCGACTTGACATCTGGTTGGGTTGGAGTTAGACTAGGGCTAGATGTGGGGTAGTTTTTGGCGCCATGTATTGGTTAATATTTAACACCCTTTTTACCTAGAGGTTTTTATGGCTATTGTCTATGGTTCATCAACAGAAGAAGAAGTCATTGCAGACGGCGCCGAGGCTTCTATCACTTGCTGTGCAATTTATGTCGGAAGTGGTGGAGATATTTCCATAAGTCGGGATGGTGGTACGACTGATGTTGTTTTCTATGGAGTTCCTACCGGCTCTGTTCTGCAGGTTGGCTCTAAAAGTGGCCAACCTTTTATGGTAAACAGTTCCGCCAATGGTACAACGGCGACAAAGCTTGTTGCTTTGAGTTGGTGATAATATGCCTGCATTGGGACTTGCTCTTGCCGTTGCGTTATCGAAGCCGTTAGCAAGCTTTGTTAGCTCTTTTGTGCGTCAGTTTTCTACTGGCGTTTTGGGAAACGGGGCTACTTACACCCGCACAGGCGAAGCTACGGTCGTCGATCACGAGGGAATCGTACAGACGGTGCCGGAGAATTGCGCAACTTTCAGCGGTCTGCGGTACGTGCGGAACTGGTGTACTTCTCCAAATGACATAACGGATTGGTCAGCAACGCTTGACTTAGTTACTAAGATTGACGCTACTACTGTCGAGTTCTCACCCGCTCGTGCTAATGCTCCTTGGGGCGAATATGGGGCACTAAACTTTAGCAATATTGCGCTTCGGCAAAATGGCAATCAAGTGCTGTTTTCGGTAGAACTGTCTGGCGTACCGGGTGAAACACTACGGATTCAGGTACATTCTGATGGAATACCGCCTGCCTTATTTGAAGATATTACTCTGACCGACACCCTTACAAGGTATGTAGTTGGGCCTCTTGAAATAGATAACCCCGATGAAGATTGGGGATGGGGGCCGACTGTTTATATTGTGCGACGTACCGAGCACACGGCCACTCGTGTCACCGTCGGAAAGACGATGATCGAAGAGGTCAGCGGTCGTGCCGACATGACCGTGCCGAGTGAGTTTGTGGACGACGAAGATTATGGCACCGGGATAAACCGCACCCGCTTCTTCAGCACGACCAACGGCAACAGTGTCGACGCGAACGGGGTTGTTACCGAAGGCACTGGTGCGCCCATCACAGGCGGACACCTGCTCCTTGAACCGACCGCCGATAACCTCGTTCCTGAATCGACCGATATAGATTCGTGGGCTAATAACACTGCCTGCACTGTCGCTCCTAATGATACCGTGAGCTGTATTGCCGGGCATTATGCCGATAAGCTGACTGGTGTGTCGGCGGTTCACGACGGCAAATATAAAGACACAACGGTTGTGGTTTCCACCGAGTACACAATCTCGGCATATATGAAACCAGACGACACAGCAACATGTCGTTTTGGTATTTATGCACCAACCGCATCAACATGGCACGCTTATACCGATATCGACTGGAGCGGAGGAGTCCCGTCACAAGGAACAGTCCACTCAGGGGACTCAAATCTGATCTTTACTGAAATGGCCGACGGTTGGTATCGGGTGCAATTTACGTTGACGAGTCACGCAACGGATACTGTCGGGCGCGTACTTATCCAGCCAGACCGTGACAACTTGCAGCGCAGCCTCTGGTTCATCGGTGTACAGCTTGAGGAGGGTCCGTTTGCGACCAACTACATTGAGACCAGCGGTAGCACGGCGACGCGGGCCACCCCTGCGCTGACTTATGCTCAGGCGGTTAATGGGGCGGAAGGGACGGTCATTGCACAGATGGCATTCCCTGCGGGGTCTCCACTTACTGAAACCTCGAATTTGGTTCAGTTTGAGACAGACGGTAGGCCGTTCTATATCTCCCACGTAAGCCAAAAAGTAGCGTTGTCTGCCGGTGCAAATTATCCGACTACGCAAATTATCCCAGATGCCGGGGATGTCTATACATTTGCGACGCGTTGGGAAGATGGAGTAGGAGCCAAGATCGGAGGGTATAACGTCACTGATGCGGGAGATTGGTCGTGGTCGTCGGTTGGTACTTATCCTGCTGACACTTATGACACGACTACGATTGACTTGGCACCTTCAATAAAAGTCCCCGTCGCCTTCTACTCTCTCACCCTCTACGACGAAGCACTGACATTCACCTGGATCGAGGACCGTTACTGATGACTTCGCAAAGCATTATTTTGGTCCCCGATGGTACCGACTTCGACACCCTGCCCGAGGCGATTCAGCGCATCGTCGTACAACGCTTGGGCGTCGAGTTCCAGGCGACGGCGCGGCAGCTTCTTGGCAGCCGTAGCTATAACGGCAAGTTCCCCGTCTATGCCGCGCACAGTGCCGAGCCGGACGAGATCGCCCTGCTGTGCGAGATGATCACGGCCTACAATGTGGCCTATGCCTGGGAGTATGTCGCCGGGCAGTCGGCTCACAAAGTTCGCACGGGGGTCGACGAGGAAGGTGCGCCGATTTATGCGGTTGATGTTTACACGC